GGTGTACCGCTGCTACGCCGATGGCATGGATCAGGTGGCTGAATTTGCCACTTCCGAACTAAACACATACCAATTTGCCTGGGTAATCTGCTATTTGGCTGGCGCTTACACCAATTCCACGTTGAACTTGGAGGTTAATGGTCCTGGTCAAGCCGTAATTAACGAAATGCGCAACCTAAAACGCCAGGCTTCTGCACTGCCAGGCAGCGATGCGCGTGAACTTACCAACGTTTTGAGCCACATGCAGCACTATTTGTGGCGTCGAAATGACTCTTTTGGTATCTCAAACAGCATTGGATGGGTCACAACACATTCATCCAAAGAGCGAATGCTCAATTATTTGAAGGATTATTTCGAACGAGGCATGTTAAACGTGCTTTCAACCGAGTGTATTGACGAAATGAAAGGGATTGTGCGCGATCAAGGCACCATTGCCGCGATGGGACGCGCTAAAGATGACCGAGTAATGGCTTCAGCCCTGGCAGCCGCCGCTTTTGCAGAGCAAGTGCAGCCTAGATTGATCCAAATGCGCCTCACAAGAGAGAAAAAACCGGTGCAAGACGCTGAAAGTGAGGGTGGTGGGCAGGTCCAGGTGCAAAAACAAGTCAGTAACTACCTAAAAGCACTGGGGTTCCAATGATTATCGTTTTAAGCATCCAAGACATAGAAAAACGCATTCAAACCATGAATGCAGACCGTAAACGCGGGTTTTCAATGGAGGAATTCTCGCGTTTTGCAGGCATTGACTACCGAAACCTAAAAAAAATGTGCTTTGAAGGGTCCATTCCGATCACTGAACTAAGCCAACGCAAACTTTCCAAGGCGCTTTTGGCGCTTGAGAAGGGCGAAGCGGGTGTGCGCATGGACATAGCGGGTCGCAAGTACTTGGACTTTCACCCGTCAAGCGAATACAAGATTCCTATGAAAAGAGGTATTTCGATAGAAAGAACTAATGATGGTTTCTCTCTATCCGTTAAGCCCGTTAATAAGATGAGTTATACAACTGAACAACTGCTAAGAAAGAAAAGGAGTTAACATGGCTGTATTAAAAGATTACAAATGTCCTGTACATGGTTACTTTGAATCTTATGAACCAATGTGTCCGGCAGGATGCACAGACGTGCATGTAGTTTTTTTGAAGGCACCAGGTGTCAAATCAGAAAAAACAAAGCATAATGATAAAACGCTTAATCAACTCGCATTGGATTTCAAGATGGGAGATATAAAATCGACTAAGGAAGGTGAGGCACAGCCTCCACGTCACGCGAAGCCAAACAACCCGTTTGCGCCTCGGTGGGGATCGCCTGCTGAACTTGGTGGTTACAACCTGAATTCTATTGCTGGAGAATCAGTCTCCGGGCTAAACACTGTCAAACAATCTGGCGTCCCGCTTAGTGGACCAAAGGTAGGTTCCATGATTGCTGACCACGAAAACTTGCAGATACAGAAATGAGAATTCCAAAGGAGCCGGTCGAGCGCGAACAGTTTTACATGGACATTAAGCAGAAATGCTTGGTGTCACAAAATGAGCGCATGGCAACATACTCGACGCTGCGCTCCTACTATCTGCATGGCGCGGGGATGAATGAGTCCCCTGCTCACTTCAATAAGATTTATCCACACATTGATCAACTGAGTGCCTTTATGTACTCGGCTGATACGACAAGATTCTCCATTGAGATTGGTGCATCGGCGCCCAAGTCTTTTCAAAAAATGGTTCCTGCTTTAACTAAGGCGCTCCATGATTACTGGCTTGCAAGCAATGCGGATCAAGTCTTTGGTCAAGCCCTGAACTGGGCGCTTTGCTACAACAGCACCTTCCTCAAACTCATTTGGCGTAACGGCATTCATCCATACATGGTTGAGCCTGGCGTGTTTGGCGTTCTCCGCGAGGATACTCCATACACTGATCGCCAAGAGGCAATGGTGCAAGAATACTTTATGACCCGCAGCGAACTTTACTCTCGCTTGTGGGCGCATCCAAAGCGCGACGAGATTATCAATCGCTTGTCTTATGCCGAGCAAGAAACAAAACAATACCCGGAAGGTGTTGAGCGCGTAGTGACTTCCGCGATCAATCCGACCATTTACGGTAACGTGATGATGAATCTTGCTGGCACCAATACCTATGTGCCTCGCATCGGTGAGCCGACCGTAAAAATGTACGAACTTTGGCTATTTGATGATGAAGTCAATGACTATATTTGCGTAACCATCGCAGAGCCAAACGTTGTTATTTACGATCGTCCTTCCAAAAGTTTGTTCCTTGAAGGTGAGCAGCCATTTGTTCAGGTTTGCCCATCGCCTCAGTACGACTACTATTGGGGACAGTCCGAGGTGCAGCGCCTAGTCTTCTTGCAAGACATGCGCAATAAACGCACTGGTCAAATCTTAGAATTGTTGGATAAGCAGGTTAATCCACCTAAAGCCATTATGGGCTTTACCGGAATCCTGGATGAAAAGAGTTTTGCTCTAAACCGTGCTGGAGGTTTGATCTCTTCAGATATGCCTAACGCCAAGGTTGAGCAGTTTGTGCCTGATCTGCCTAACGATTTATTCCGCGAAATTGCTGAAATTGACAATATGTTTGCCGAGGCAAGCGGTATCGTAAGCGTGTTGCAAGGACGTGGCGAAACCGGTGTTCGATCTGCCGGACACGCAAGCCAGTTGGCGCGTCTAGGTTCTAGCCGTGCTAAAAAACGCGCCCTCATCGTTGAGGACAGCCTGGAAAAAATTGCCACCATGTATCTGAAGATGATGCAGGTTTATGATGACACGCCTTATGTGGACGCAGATGGCAACAAGTTTATTGCAGCGCAATTTACAACGGACTTCACGGTTAAGGTTGACGCCCATTCCAATAGCCCAATCTTCATGGAAGACGCACGCGACCTGGCATTTAGCCTATTCAACGCCCAGGCTATCAGCAAGGCACGACTCATTGAACTCATTGAGCCTCCGATGAAAGAAGCCTTGATCGAAGACATTAAACGTGCCGACGCTATGGCAGCCGAGCAAGCAGCAATGCAAGCCCAGGCTTCAGCAAATATGCCTCAAGCGCCAGCAACACCGGAAACTCCACCTAATATGGACCTTACCGGCGCACCGGCAGGCGAACCTGCCCAACCACAATTGAGGGCAGTCCAATGAATGAGTCTTCAGGATCAATGAATAGTCAAAGCATGGTCAAATCCGGCGATCAGCCGCGCATGCAAGAGCGTGACATTCGACAGGAAAAGGCGCCTCCGTCAATGCAATATGTACGGAACATGCCAAGAGGGGCTACACAACGTAACAATGGTTACAGATCAACGTCGAGAGGATGAGTTATGTACGGTAAAAAACCTATGAAATCGCCTATGAAACCTATGAAAAAAGGTCCAATGCGCGAGCAAAAGCGTAAGTGAATTTTAGGGGCAGTGCATTTTGCCCCTTTTTTGTAGTTGACATGATAGTTAAAATGTATCTAGTGTTATGTATCCATAGGAGACATGTATGGCTGTAAATCCGCAGGAAATGATGGACATGCTAAAGCAGGGACAAGGCGCAATGCCTTCCGCTGACGCTCCCACGCCCCCTGCGTTTGAGCAAGAAGAGAATACAGCACCTATGGCTTCGCCTATGTCCACGCCTGAAGAAAAGAAGGGTGAGCAAGAAAAGGCAAGACTTAACATTATGATGGCGCTAGATATGCTTCAGCAGTCTATGAGCGCATTCGATAACAGCACACCTGAAGGCAAGACTATTGAAAAAGTCGTTGCCGAGATCACACGTCGGTTTGGTGAGCGCGAGTCTGATACTCGCCAGTTGATCCCTGCCGAGATTCTTCAGATGATTCAAACTTTGCCGCAAGCGGGTGGTGCCACGCCCGGTCAAAGGTCAGCGATGATGGCACCCGTCGCGGGATCGTCCGCACCCCCATTACCCATGTAAGGAGAAATAAATGGAACTGTTCAAACCGAAAGGTGCGCTGCAACCTCGTCGTCCTACCGACAATTCGCAGAATAATGGTCAAATGGTCAATACCCCTCGTTTTTCACAAATGGGTGGTCTTGATAATGCGTCCAAAATTGGTAAGCGCAATGGCATGACTATGAGCAAGCCAGGCGACACCAAAAAAGTATATTGATTGACGAAAGGGGCTAAACCATGAGTCTAGAAAACTATTCTCCCGAAGCGATTGAAGAGTTGGCGGCGCTTTCTAAGCGTTTGTCAGAGGACCCAACCACTCGCAAGGAATTCTTGCGTTTGACCAAAAAGGTCCATCCTGATCTGCCTGTACCTGAAATCGAAATCGAGGAACAAGTAAATCGTCGCATTGCTGCCGCAGATCAAAAGGTTAATGACCTTGAGCAAAAACTGCGTCAGCGTGATGTTCGTGAAGAACTCAACAAACGTCGTAATGCTTTGAAGGAAAAAGGCTATGTTCAATCCGATGATGAAATTCTTGAGGTTGAAAAGTTAATGACTGAAAAAGGCATTGCAAACCATGAAACTGCTGCCGACTACTGGCGTCACATGAAACAAGCCGCTGTACCTACTCCTGGGTATCCGCAGCCTGTCATGTCTCGCTTAGACGTTAGCGGTTTTATGAAAAATCCAGTAGGTGCAGCCCGTGAAACGGCGGCATCGGCTCTTGCAGAATTGCGCAAGAATCCGAAACCGATTGGACTGTAATAGGTTTTAGGGGCTTTTTTTGAAACTTCGGAGGTAAATTATGCCTATTGGTGGCGGCATTCTTCCGGCTTCGGGTACTAATCAGTACAACGAGTTGACTTATGTTACTCGCAGGGCGTTTATCCCGAAGTTGGTCGTGCAAATCTATAACTCTACGCCCTTGATGGCGGCTCTGATCGCAAACAGTCAAACTGCTTCCGGCGGTGTGTCCTCTGTGTCAGTTCCCGTACAAGGTTCTCAATTTGTGAATGCTCAGTGGTCGGACTATTCTGGTTCGTTCGCGCAGCCTTCCGTTCAGCAAGGTGCTTACCAGGCTGAATTCAACCTCAAGTTGCTTGTGTCCCCAGTACCGTTCCTCGGTATGGAAGGCGCAGTGCAGCAAGACTATGCAATCATTCCTTTGATCGAAGCGCGTATGAACGACGCGACTAACGTGATGATGGATGCAATGGCAACGTCGCTTTATACAAACACCACAAATCAGCAACAATTCACTGGATTGCCTGCTGCTGTGGATGACGGCACTGGTACCGCCACATACGGTAACATTGACCGCACCACAAACACCTGGTGGAAGTCTAAGCAGTACGCTGCTGGATCAGTAAACCCAACTCGTCAAAACGTTCTCCAGTACATTTCAGGTACCGTCAAAAACGGCGCTGAAGTGCCTACTTTTGGCGTTTGCGGCTTTGGTACTTGGACATTGCTTGCTCAAGACTACGTTGGTCAAGAGCAGTACATGATCACTCCTGGTTCTGGCTTTGACGGTGACGCTAACGGTCCACAGGCTGCTTTCCGCGCCCTGATGGTTGCTGGTGTACCTATTTATCCGGACCCATATTGCCCTGAAGGTACTCTGTATCTATTGAACTCAAACTATCTCTCGCTCTACATCCATGAGCAGGCATCGTTTGCGTTCACTGGCTTTGAGTCCACTTTGCCGAACTTCCAGATTGGTTATGTTGGCGCCGTGTTGATGATCGCTGAATTGGTCAACACTAAGCCTAAAGCCATGACGAAGATTACCGGCTATAACTCACTTAGCCTGTAAGGAGGAACCATGTCTCTAGCAATCAATAAAATCATCCTTGCTGATGCAAACGCTAATACGGACGGTGCGTATTTTCAAACCGGTACTTTCAGTGTGGCTGCGAATAGCACCACAGTCGTAACTGCTGGTACCTATTTGATTACGCCTACTGCTAACGTTTCTGTTCAGGTAAACACTAACTCTAACGGTAACGCCTTCACTACCCTGATGGCTGCTAACGTTGGTGGCGTGTTGATCTCGGACGGTGTGAACGTTCGCTTGTCCAATGGTGACGCTAACAATGCCAAGACTGTTACTTATGTAACGATCAATGGCGGCGAAGCGGCTAACTCCACTTACGCGTAAGGAGGCACTATGGACGCAAATGCCGTTGGTCGTTCCTATCCTGACTCGTTTGGTAACTATCGCCTTGCGGAGCAAACTGGCGTAAGCCTGAACTCCACTGGTGACGTAACCACTCTAGTTGCCCAGGCTGCGACTAAGTACATTGTGCGTCGTATCGTGCTGTCGAACTTCAGTGCAAGTGCCGCTAGTGCTAACGTCGGTGTTTTTACCGGCGCTAACTCTACCGGCACGACCATTGCTGCGGACGCGACTATTAGCGGTGCTACTGGCGCCACTAAGTTTGTCGATCTGACTCTTGCTTCGGCAGCAAATACCGACGTGCAAACTGCCCGTGTGCTTTACGTTAGAGTTTCGGCTAATGCCGCAGCAACCTGCGACGTAGCCCTTTACGGAGATATTGTTTCACTATGACCTCTTCTGTCTTTGTTCGCAATAATGGCGATCAATCTTTTTCTGACGCTCTAAACGGAGTGACGTATAACTTCGCGCCAGGCGTGGAAACTGAGATTCCTGAAGTTGCTGCAAAGCACATATTTGGTTATGGTGATGACGACAAAGAACCATACTTGGTAAGACTTGGGTGGATGAAAATGAACACGGATTTTCCGATGGCTTTGGAAAAACTTGGGAAGTTTTCGTTCAGTCGAGAGCCTTCCAAGCCCGTCCACTTGTCAGCCCCGGTGGTGGAACGAGTAGCCGCCCCCTTGCCTAAAGCACGGGGTGCGGCGAAAGTTGCAGTGACAGAAAATGAGTAACTATGGCAACGACGTTATCGGGGTATATCACAGAAACCCGACGTTTATTGCATGACGTTAACGCTAATTTTTGGACTAATGCGGAGTTAACTGATTACATAAACGACGGAAGAAGTACGATGGTGCGAGACACCGGGTGCAATCGCGTCCTGCAATCTCACACAGTGCCTTATAACGTTGAAACCGTTGACTTCTCTGCACTTCCGGAGGGTGTCAATACCATTGACGTGTTGAACGTCAATTTGTACTGGGGTAACTCTCGCGTTCCCCTGTACTACCTACCCTGGACAGACTTTAACGCTCAGTTGCGTTACTGGCAAAACTACACTGGACGCCCGATCGGGTATTCAATGTATGGTCCTAAAAAAATATTTATTGGTCCAAAACCAGATCAAGCCTATGTCATGGAATTTGACACGGTTGTTCTGCCCGATCCGTTAGTTGGACTTTCGGACGTTGAAACACTGCCCACACCATTTACTGAGGCAGTTCCTTTTTATGCAGCCTACATTGCCAAGTATCAAGAGCAGTCCTATGGCGAGGCTGAAATATTCAAAGCAGAGTACACCAAGCATGTCTTGGAAGCGCTCAACACTACATTTACTCGCAGACTTCCGACTCCTTATGTAGCGGGGTACTGACATGGCTGCGGTCGAGCAACAAAAAAAATACGCTGTA